TTCTCTTCAAAGGTTTCCAACCAGACTTCAACCAGAGCTTCTAATAAACACTCTGACACCCAACTGTGTAAGTTGTCCGTACTAGCCTTATAATCCCCAGAAATGAAAATTTCTCCAGGTTTTAGTTCTCCAAGTTGATCCATTACGATCTGTCTTGAGACGGGCGTTCCTATTAATTTAAAACAACTTTCCTCTTTCAAATTTCTCCATAACCATTTTTGCATTGGTTTAAGAGCAGTATAAGTAAGAGGAGGACCTGCAGTAATGCACCTAACCTTCAAAGGTTCAGGAAGTCCAATCACAATAGTATTGGGTTGCTCAACAAGAGCTTCGTCCAACAATTTAGGATAAATAACGTTTTTCCAAAGGTTACACAACTCTTCTCCGTTGAAATGAAGACCAATAGTTCCTTTAACCATGACGTTCTCAAAATCATGATCAATTCTCTTTTGATCCTCTATTCCAGCGTTCCCATATAGCTCCGTCAATTCTTGTTTAAGATTGACCGGACCGAGAGATTTAGCTACAAAAGTTACTTGTTTTTTATAACTTGATTGAATCTCATCGTTTGCTAAGAACGCTCCAACTGCTCCCATTCCATTTCTGGAAAAATTATACTGAGAGCTAGTGGAAGGTACAAACGGCTTGGTAAGTTCATCCCAAGACGGCGCCTTTCCCTTAAAGATTTCCCTTACGGTACGTCTAAGTTGGTAACAGATTGTAAATCTGTTAATCGGATAGTTAAAAACTTCATCTTTAAGATCGAAGTCCGGGATATCGTCCCGAGGTGTAGTAAGGTGATTAAAACATTTAATTTCAGCCTCTCGAACCGTTTCTTTCGAAACCGGTGGAGCACCTTTCTTACACTGTGCAATACTTTGTGCAAAGCTTTCCAGTTTTTTCTCTTTCATGTTCCTTATAAACCGCTTTCCTCTACCGTAACTTATTGTAGCAGGATTTAGTAATTCAGGAAACTCTTCAATAAATTGAGGAGCTGGTGGAACTTCTTGTTCCATCACAGAAGAAAAGAAGGCATTAATCTTGTACTTAAATAAATCTTTCCAAGAGCCCGGACCAGCTTTCCTAACGAACTCGAGATACTTCTCTTCGAGTCTCAACTTGTCTTTATCTGATTTTTCTTTAAAGTCTCGATATAACGAGCCAGACAAGTTCTTCCCACCTTCTCTATATCCATATAATTTCATAATATCATAAATGGCCTGGATGAGGATTTTGACCTTTTTAGTGTCTTCCAAATAATTATTCTGAGCGGCAACGCCGGAATTTGTTAATCTATTTGGAAGGTCCACTTCTGCTTTAGGTCCTTGAAAACACGCGGTTTCTATCCGCTCCCTGTTCAGATCGTCGTTACAGGTTCCCCGAAAGGTAACCGTTTCTACGTCTTCTTCAGGTTCATTCAAGAAGTTAAGCAAATCTACGTTT